AAACTTACAGCAGATGATTTTGCTAAATTGAGAGCTATGAGAAAAAGGAAATAAAAATGCCTGTTACAATAACTATACTTAAAAAGGTAAGACAACAAGCAATAGTAAAATTTATTGGTGACGGCACCAATACACTTGATATAAAGGATTTATCTTTAGCTGATGAAACATTTACTAATTATACTGGTGGTGCTAATGTAACTATAAATTCTGCTCTATGGACATCTTCTGATCAAAATAATCCTATTTTAATAAAAAGACCAGCATCAGGTGCCAATGTAATGATTTTACACGGTAATGATAATTGGTCTCTATCACAAATGATTGGTTTTGTTGATACACAAAATAGTACTTCTAATATATCTGTAACTTTACCTGGTGTCGGTAGTACATTATATTTGGGACTTACTAAGAATAATGGATTTATAGAGCCCAATCAACAATTACTAACACAGGTAACATGATGAAATTAATTAAAGAAATTAATTCTGATTTAGAATATATTACTGAAGCTACCGAAGATGGTGGCAAGAACATGTTCATTAGTGGAATTTTTATGCAGTCTGAAACTAAAAATAAAAATGGTAGAATGTATGGTAAACCTATTCTTGAAAAAGAATTAATTAGATATAAACAATTGATAGATGAAAAAAGATCATTAGGTGAACTTGGTCATCCCCCCAATCCTTCCATTAATTTAAATCAAGTTTCTCATCTCATAACAGAACTATCTTGGAATAATAATGATGTAATGGGCAAGGCAAAAATTCTTAATACTCCTATGGGGAAAATTGCCAGAAATTTTATAGAAGAAGGAGTTCGTCTAGGTGTATCATCTAGGGGCTTAGGTTCATTAAAGGAAAGAAATGGTATAAATGAAGTTCAAGATGATTTTCATCTTATAACTGTAGATATAGTTGCAGATCCCTCAGCACCTGATGCATTTGTACAGGGCATAATGGAAAATGTAGAATGGATATTAGAAAACGGTATTTGGAAAACTGTTGAGATAGAACAGACACAAAAATTTATACGTAGTAAAACAAGTAAAGAACTAGATGAAGCAAAATTAATGGTTTTTGAAAAATTACTACATTCTATCAAGTAATCAAATTATATAAATAAATATAAAGTTTTAGAAAAAAACAAGGAGAAAAGGATGTCAGTAGACTCAAAAATTAAAGATTTGCTGGGGCGAGTAAAGGCTCAGGCAACTGACGCCGAGTCTCTATCAGAAGAAAATATGCAGCCTATGGGATCAACTTCCGTGACAAAGGATACAAGTGTTAAATCTGCTAACACCGGTGATGCTACAAGTCCTATGCAAGGCTCGTCTCAAAAGGCAAGTTTTGAAACTAGAGACGAAAATGAAGAAAATCAAGGAGCTAAAGTTTCATCCTCGATAAAGAAAAACAATCTTCAGGCTAAGGGTGTTGGTACTGCTACTAATTTTATGACTGTTGGAGATACTTCTATGGCAGTTAATCAACCAAATAGTGCCGGAAATGTACAAAAGGAAAATACTGAGGTTATCCCTTCTCTTAAAGAACAAATTGTTTCCATTTTTGGAGAAGATGTTTCAGAAAGTTTTGTTGATAAAGCAACTTCAATATTTGAAGCTGCTATTATAGCTAGGGTTAATTCTGAATTAGAAAAAATTGTAGAAGAATTAGAAGAACAAAATTTAAAAGAACTTGCCGAAGCTAAAGAACAGCTGGTAAATAAGATTGATTCATTTCTTAATTATGTAGTAGAGCAGTGGATGGCTGATAATGAGTTGGCAATTGAAAATGGTCTTCGTACAGAAATTGCTGAGGACTTTATAAGCGGATTAAAAACTCTATTTCAAGAACATTATATTGAAGTACCTGAAGAAAAATATAATATTATAGATAATTTACAAACCAAAACTCAAGACCTTGAAGAAAAATTAAATGAAACTCTTGAGAATAATATGAAAATGCGTAAAGAACTTGAAGGAATGAAAAGACAATCCGTATTGGAAAATGCAACTAAGGACTTAGCTGATACTGAATCGGAGAGATTATTTAAATTGCTTGAGGGCGTAGATTTTGAAAATGAAAATTTATTTTCAGAAAAGGTGGCGGTTATTAAGGAAAATTATTTTCCAAAAATTAAAAATATGATCACTACCGAAAATATATTGCCCGAAGATGATTCGGATTCTACTGCGGACATGCTTGTTGAAGATAGCTCAGTATCAAAATATGCTAAAGCGCTATCAAGAACAATCAGAAAAAAACAATAATAAGGAGTTAATTTAAATGTTTTTATCAGAACACCTTCAAAAGAAATGGAAGGCTATTCTTGAACACCCTGATCTTCCTGAAATCAAAGATAACTACAAGAAAGCCGTTACATCAGTACTTTTAGAAAATCAGGAAAGGGCATTGCGTGAGGAACGTATGTCCCTTTTTGAAGGCCCTGCCGCTAATAATATTCAATCCACAGGTGGAATTGATACTTATGATCCTATTCTAATTGGCCTAGTCCGTAGATCAATGCCTAATTTAATGGCATATGATATATGCGGTGTTCAGCCAATGACTGGCCCCACTGGACTTATTTTTGCAATGCGTGCTCACGTTGGATCAGGTCGTTCCAACACTGATCCTTCACTTGAAGCCCTATTTAATGAAGCCAATACTATGGTTTCAGGTGCCAACAGTCCTGCTCATGTAGGTTCCAACCCTGTATCTGGTACTTATACAACAGCAGGTGGAATGACGACTGCTACTGCAGAACAACTTGGTACTTCTGGTAATGCTGCATTTAATGAAATGTCCTTTAGTATTGATAAGACAACAGTAACTGCTAAATCCAGAGCATTAAAGGCAGAATACACTGTTGAATTAGCACAAGATTTAAAGGCGATCCATGGTCTTGATGCTGAAGCAGAGCTTTCAAATATTCTTTCGCAGGAATTTATGTTTGAAATTAATCGTGAAATTGTTCGTTTAATTTATACTGTTGCCAAAGCAGGATCTCCAGCAACAGCAACAGCAGGTACTTTTGATCTTGATGTTGATTCAAATGGACGTTGGTCAGTTGAACGTTTTAAAGGACTATTATTTAACATAGAGCGTGATGCAAATCATATTGCACAAGATACTCGTAGAGGTAAAGGTAATCTAATTGTTTGTTCAGCTGATGTAGCTTCTGCGTTGGCAATGGCAGGTGTATTGGATTATGCCCCAGCATTATCTACAAGTCTTAATGTAGATGATACAGGTAACACCTTTGCAGGTGTTCTCAATGGTCGCTATCGTGTATATGTTGATCCTTATTCTGCTAATTTAGGTGCATCCAGCCAATTTTATGTTGTGGGATATAAGGGCACCTCGCCTTATGATGCAGGTATTTTCTATTGCCCATATGTTCCTCTTCAAATGGTTCGTGCAGTAGATCCTAATAGTTTTCAACCAAAAATTGGTTTTAAGACACGTTATGGTCTGATTGCTAATCCTTATGTTACACAGGCAAATGGTACTGTCGATGCAGATACTTTTACAGCAAGTAGAAATCAATATTATCGTAAGACACAAATTCTGAATCTCTTTTGATTGAGCCGACGTAGATCGGACTTAGGGGGAATAAAATTCCCCCTTTTTTTATAAATAAGGTTGAGGAGTTCATATGGCATATACACCTAATATATCTCTAGTAGTTAATTCCTATGTAGCATCTTTACCTACTACTTATAACTACCTAAGACCTAATGGTTTTAGATTTGTGATTAAAGAGATGCCTCAGGTTGCCTACACTTGTCAATCAGCAAATATTCCCGCATTACAACTAGGTAATGCTGTTATGCCCACTCCTTTTGTTGACATTCCCATTATAGGTGATAAAATAAATTTTGGTGATTTTACAATTAGATTTCTTATACAAGAAGATATGTCAAATTATATTGAATTATCAGGCTGGATTATAGCTTTAGGTTTTCCTAAGGAACATAGTCAATTTTCTTCTTTTATTCAAAAGAGAGAAAATAGATTTCCCTATAATATAGGCGGAAACAGAACAGATGCATTGGCATACTCAGATGCGACTTTATCTATTTTAGACTCGACAAACACACCTAAAACTGATATCATATTTTATGATTTATTTCCTATATCATTAGAAGCACTAGATTATGACGTAACCACAACAGATGTACCTTACATGGTTGGAATTGCATCATTTAAATATAAGTACTTTGATATAATACCATTATAATAGAGGTTTTTATGACAGAAATTATTCCTACTTTTGATAATACCGTGGCTTTAGAAGAAGCAAAGGCACCCGAAAATAATGAAGGTAAAATTACTATTAACGTTGATGAGCTTCGTAAAAATAAATTTTTCATTGCCACTCCCTGTTATGGTGGTCAACTTACCGAACCTTATTTTCGTTCTGTAATTAAATTAATGACCTTTTTTAATCAACATAAAGTGCCTTTGGCATTTGGAACTATTGCTAATGAGTCATTAGTAACAAGAGCTAGAAATGTTCTTCTTGCATATTTTCTTGCATCAGATTATTCTCATTTGATGTTTATTGATGCAGATATAGAATTTCAGGTAGAGGATATGTTAAAATTATATGCACATAATCGAGATGTATGTGTTGGAGCTTATCCCAAAAAGGGTGTAAATTGGGAACGTGTTCGAGACAATATTTTAAAAGATCCAGAAAAAACTAAGGAAAGTGGTAATATTGCTGCTATGGGTGCTGATTATGCAGTTAATTTTAAATTTTTAAATAAAGAAGAAAGAACTATAGCAATAGATAGAGGTGTGGTTAAATTACATGATGCAGGTACTGGGTTTATGATGATTAAACGTAATTCTATTTTAAAACTTATAAAAGCATATCCAGAACTAAAATATAATAATGATGTACAACTAAATCAAGATTTATCAGATCATTTTTATGCTTTATTTGATACCATGATTGATCCCGTAGATAAAAGATATTTATCTGAGGATTACACTTTTTGCCGTAGATGGCAAGACATAGGTGGGGACATATGGTTAGATCCTAGTATTAGCTTAAATCACTATGGTTCCTTTTGTTTTGCAGGTAATCCAGCACAAATTATACAGTTTCAAAAATGAAATTAACTGACCTACAGCAAATGTGGTCAGAAGATTGTAAAATTGATGAAACAAATTTAGGAAAAGAATCAGCCAAAGTTCCTTTATTACATTCTAAATATATCAATTTGTTATCTTCTACTCGTCTTAATTTAAGAAAAAGTGAATCGGAATATTATAATTGTAGAAGAAAAAAATATCGTTATTATAGAGGAGAAATGTCTAGGCAAGAACTAGAAGAAGAAGGTTGGAGTCAATGGCAAGGAACTAAACCTCTAAAAAATGAAATAGATGAATTTTTACAAGGTGACCAAGATTTAATTATTCTACAAGATAAGATAGAATATTATAAAACAGTTTTAAATCAGTTAGAACAAATTATTCGTTCAATTAATTCTCGGACATGGGATATTAAATCTTGTATAGAATGGGCTAAGTTAAGTAATGGCTTAATGTGATGAATAATACCATTAAAATTCTAAAAAAAAATGAAGCACATCTTGTAATTGATACTGTACCTTCTATTGCGCAAGAATTACATGAATATTTTTCATTTGATGTTCCTGGTGCTAAATTTCATCCTTTATATAAAGCAAAAGTTTGGGATGGTAAAACTAGATTGTTCTCTCTATTTACAAAAGAAATACATGTAGGACTAAAAGATTATATAGATGTATTTGCAAAAGAACGTGGATATGAGATAGATGATAGTAACTTTAGTAAAATTAATGATATTGTTACATATGAACAAATAGAAAATTTTTGTAATAATTTATATCTTCATTCCAGAGGAGAAAAGATAGAAATAAGAGATTACCAAATAGAAGCAGTTTATAATGCAATAAAAAATGGTAGAATTTTATTATTAAGTCCAACTGCTTCTGGTAAAAGTCTTATTATATACTGTTTGATTAGATGGCATAGAGAATTTGGTAGAAGACAATTAATCATTGTACCTACAACTTCCTTGGTAGAACAAATGTATCATGACTTTTTGGATTATTCCGAAAAGAATAATTGGAACGTATCAGAAAATTGTTATAGAATTTATGGTGGCCATGAAAAAACTAATGAATATAACGTCATTATTAGTACATGGCAATCTATTTATAAATTACCTAAACAATTTTTTATAGAGTTTAAAACTATTTATGGTGATGAAGCACATTTATTTAAAGCAAAAAGTTTAACTGGTATATTAAATAAA